AGATAAAATACTAACCTTATCCGATGATTACTTCTTTACTTTGAATTAAAACATTCTAGTAATTTTTGTTGTATCTTAATAAATTCTTCTATAAGTTTTTCTTTATCAAGCTCAGAATTTTTCTTTTCTTCGTTTATAATAACTGCTGATCTAGCCGCATCAGTTGTAAACTCTGCTGAAAACTTGTGAGTAGATTCCCCGTTATAAGTTATATTCACATCTTCTCCAAGCTCTGCATACTTTATCTCATTACCTTGAGTATCAGATACATAATATCTAACTAAAGAATCTTTTACTTCTATTCTAAGCCTCTTATCTTTTTTAGCTTGCTCCAAGTTTCTTAATACTTGATTATGGTTGAATGTTAAATTTTTACCGCTGTCATCAACCATGCTTTGTATAAGTTCTGTGTTATTTCCAGCACAAATATACAGTCTTCTTAGTAAAGCATCCGTTGTTGCTTCAGGAGACTCTTGCAAAGATTTTCTATACATATGATTACGGATATACCTCATCAATGTTCCTACAGACTCTTCTCTAGATTCTCTCCCTCTATAATTATCTGAATTTAATAATTTATCTAAGGAACTATTCTTTAGAATGTCGTTACTAACTTTTTCTCTCAAAACTTTTCTAAGATACTCAACTACTTTAGTAGGCTTGTTTAAATCTACTAAAGCTTTTTGTCCACCTTGTCCAGGAACATTTATTATTTTTGCAGATAGTTGAGATGTAAAATTAGATAATGTATTATCAATCTTGTCTTCCACATCTCGCATACTCCTATCTCTTTGATCTCCAGGAGTTATTTGTTGAATCTCATCTATTTTAGATATATAATTATCTTCTATTCTATCACCATTTTGAATTTTCTTTAGAGGCACTCTCTTTGATAAATCGTTTAGTCTTTTTGCCCCACTAAAAGATCCCGCTGTTAATCCCCCTTCCAAAGAGGTAACTCTCTTAAGTCCTAAATCACCAAGATAAATTACAGAAGACTCTTTCAACTTGTAGTCTTCCATTATATCACTAAGTTCTGAACATACAGGGTTACTATCATCTGTGGCACAATTAGATAAATATTCCCCGATTACTACTGGAGTTACTGATCCACCTAACTTAGACATATCAGCTAATGCGGATTGCTCATCTAAGTATAATACTTTTCTGTCTGCTCTATTACCTGTTTTGGGATTTAAAGAGGAGTCAATAACTCCTAAAGCATTTGGGAAATTAGTATTAACTAAAACAGAGGCGAACGCATTCTCTCTAGATAAGAATTCAAGAATTGCTGGAGTATCAAAAGATTGATGCTCTTTTAATAAGTCCATTATTGCGGCATATTCAGGAGTGGTAACAATGCCTTCAGATTGTTGTGTTGTTATTGCGTTTGATCTAACTTTTTCAGTATGAAGAACAATATCTTCCGCTAAATTTCTTCTTCTTGTTTGAGCTATTGAACAAGCTTTCTTGTCTCCAGAGGCACAACGATCTTGTAACTTTTGAACTGATTTAAATCTAAAAGCAAAGTTCGTGCATTTTTCAAAAAAAGTTCCTCTTACTGTATATTTATTTCCCACTGATAAAGTTAAATCTACTGGCTTAAAAGACTTTTTACAGTGTTGCTTTAATTTACTTATAGCAGTTAATTCTAAAACTCCCGCAGTTGTAACAACAGATTTATCCAACCCTTCATCTGTAGATCCAAAAACAATCTTGGTTGACCTTCCACCCCGCTCCTTAATTCTAATATTATTGAATGCTTTATTACAATCAACAAGTTCTGGATTAACTAAAACTTGTGTTAAATCTTTCCACCCATCAACTGCTTTCCTTCTTTGATCTAAGGAAAGGGAATCCGTTCTTTCTATTAATCCTGTGTCTGCATTACGAACAAATGAAGTTCCTTGTGAAACTTTCTTTTCGAACGACTTCTGACTAGATCCTATACCTAAAGTTCCAGGTAATGATTTTCCTGTTAGTTGAAGTTCATCACAAAAATCAGGAATAGATCCATCTCTTTCTAAAGGTTTGCACAATTTTTTAAGTTCGTAAGCTCTAAAAAATAATTCTCTTTGTAGTTCAGGTTCTATTGGCTTTTCTAAAGGTAATAAATATTCTTTTGAACCTGGAGTAATTGCTTCTTGGTATGCTTGTTCAGGTGTCTGGATTTGCTCTTGTGAAGGCTGTTGCCCTTCCTGTGAGCCTTGCTGGGCTTGTGGCCCTTGCCCAGAGACCATCCTCACAAACTGGCTGTAGTTTTGTCCACGCTGCCCCTGAACTCCTTGGGCGGGTTGTTTGTTTTGAGTTATTGCTTTTGGATATGCACCAACCCCATCTCCAGCCATCATTACTTCCTGTTTATCATTAGAAAAATAAACTTGAAGATTCAACCCAGCTACTTGTAATTTTTCTTCTGGGGAACTTAAGGCTTTAGTAATATAATCATTTGCTTGGCTTACCCCTTCAGGAGGCAAAGCTACAGCCTCATTAATATAAACTAACTTAAAGGTTCTTTTCTTTAACCTATCATAACTCTCAAGTAGTTCTTGGAAATAATTCATATCTTATTATAGGTAAGGAAAAAACCCAACTTACCAACAACGATAAGTTGGGTTTATTATATATTTAAGTAATATTTATCTTATGGTATTCCACCTTCATTAACATGGCTCATGTAATCATATCTGAAGGTCATGGTAATGGTATGGAAAGCTGATTGTGTGTCGTAATTTAATTCGGCTGGTTTGAATGATAATGGGAAAACTCCATATAGAGTTGACTCGCTAAATGGGGTCATATCATTCTTAAGCTGAATAACTTTAACACTAGGAATCTTAAAACCACCAGCGACACCAGGAGCAGTTAGAATTTCTCCTGTAATTGGATTGTAGATTCTTTTCATGTACTGGTATAAAGCCGCGCCATTTTTGGATAAGTATTGGTTATCGAAGACAACCTCAAGAGTATCCATCTTGGCTCTTCCAGGATAGTACAGCTTGTCGTTTACTCTTTGAACTTCAATTTGCTCAACTTCATATCCTATTCCTTTTACAGATCTAGCAGCCAAAACCAACTGTTCAGTCTTTGCGCCATCAGGTGCATTAGGAATGTTGAAGTGAATTTCCCATGCGAATGTTTTTACTGAGTCGAGTCCTGTAGAAACTTTAGGAAGTTTATTGTCTGCTACAGTGCCTCTTTCTGTTTTATAAATATTAGTCATATTTATCTCCTAATTAGATTGTACCTAAATCAGCCGATTGATTAGTTAGATTGAGTTCAAAGACTATGATTTCGGCGGTCTTTGTTGGCTTAATAAGAACTCTACACCACATTTCGTTACGATCAATTCTTACAGGTGTATTTGTGGTTGAGTCACAGATAACCTTGAATTCAGTTATACCCCTTCTTGCACGGATATCGTCTAAGAATGGATTCAGTAGATTTTCAACTCTTGCCCAAGTAAACTCATCATTTGGTTCGAATACAAGGGTTCTAGTTGATGCTAAAATAATCTTACGAATGTAGATCATTAATCTACGAATGTTAATTCTATCTAAGGCAGTTGAGGCTCTTTGAGTTGTTCTTTGACCAAAGATTGTTATGCCTTGCTGTGGGAAGTTAACGATTGGGTTAACCACATTTCCACCACTGTACATAACATCTCTATCACCTTGCGATAGTCTAACTTCAACATCAGTGGGCTTAGTTAATCTACCTCTGACATAGCCAGCGGGAGCAAACCAGGGCTCTGAAACACTATCAGTGTATGCCATTTGTCTTGCAGCGAAGATTGTTGGGTCATACCAACGATCCATTCCGTCAAAGGTACTAAACACTTTAATGTGTGGGAAGTAGACAGCAGCGTAAGAACTATTGATAGCAGAACTTCTAGCTCCAGCAGTGCTTGATGATTTACCATTTGTCCAATCAATAGCATCTTGCACGGTTCCAATTCCATAAGGAGGAGCAACTAAAGCTAAGAAGTTTTGAGTTGTTTCTGCTAAAGTTATTAGTGCATTTTGAACATTTTGATTATAAACTCCGGGAACCAAAGCTATGCCAACATTTAAAGTATCATCATCAAGTGCGTAGATACCCGTCTTAGGTTCTGTGGCTGCATTTCCAATCAGAGCAGTAGCTTTATCTGCTTCTGCTGTTGGAATTCCATTTGTTCCTCCTGTGAGGTTATAGGTTCCAGCGATTGGCTTAACATATCTAGCCCAAGTTGCTCTAGTTCCAGCGACACCTCCACCTTGAGTTCCAAAAAGATCTCCAGTTGCAAACAAGCTACTAACTTGTGATGCAAAGTTATTTAGTTTTGTAACGGTGGCAATGTCAGCCTCTCCCTTATACAGATTACCTTTAATATAATCTGATGTAGTTTCTGTTTCTCCTGTGTTAATAACATCTTCAACAAAGGCTCCACTAGAAAATAAAGCTGCTTTAAAGTTTTCTATTACTGAACCTTTATCATTTATATCAACAAAGAAATTTCCACCACCAATTCCTCTAATGGTTATGGAGTTTCCGCTAGTGTCCCCTGAATCAGTGGTTCCAGCATTATACCCTGCTCCTGCATACAGAGATTCTATTAAATAAGTAAGTGAAGAAGTTCCTGTAGAATTGAAGGTTGCACCATACACAGTTAAGGTGGAGGTATCAGCTACAGCACTTACATTATATGCTTCATAAGTTCCCCCCACAGCAGAAACAGCCACCACAGGTTGAAGCACAGCTAATCCTGTTGTAAAAGTAGAATCAGAATATGCTGAAACAGTCATGTATGATCCAGATCCAGCAAACTTACTTACAATATGGCCGGACAAACCTAAACCTGTAGTTGTTTCATTATTATCAAAAACACCAACAACATCTGTATCTAATTGCCCCCCAATTACTTTTCTTAAAGCTTGAGACTGAGAAGAAGTAAGCGAGGTTGTTCCAGCAGGAATTGAAAATTGTTTAGGTGAAGGATATTGTGCAACTCCAGCGTTATCATATACTTGTATTTTTAAATACAGTGCTCTGTCAATACCGAATCCAGTTCCAGATGTAGAAGGTCCAGAAACAGCTACCGCAGCGCAAGCTCCAAAAGGAATTACCGCTGATGCATCCTTAGTATCAGAAGCAGTTTCAGAAACTGCTCTTATGAAATAAAGAGCATTAGTTGTCTCTAGGATTTCTAAAGCAGCCTCTAACCCTTGTCCATAAATAGCTTCACTTGGTTCACCGAAGATTCTGATTAGATCAGCTTGGTTAGTTATTAAAGTGGCTTTATTGGTAGGACCTTTTGAAGCAAAGCCAACAATACCTACTATAGAGCTATTGAGTGCTGGCGTGTACTCTGATATGTCTTTCTCAATTACATATACACCTGGGCTAACGAAATTTGGCATATTTTATCTCCTATTAAGCGTTTGTTATTTTAAGTATTCTTTTATTAGCCATTGTTTTAACTTGTTCAGTTAGCCAATGGTCAGGAACAACTACCCCTTGACCTGGGGGTAACCATTTTTCAACACAGCCCTTATCACCATTTAAGTATATTGTAAAGGCTTGAAGACTTGTATTTTTAATTAATTTCATTGGATTCTCCATTCATATGTACAGAATACATTTCGTTTTTTAGAAATATTTTTTTAAAAATCCAAAATAATTCTTTCTATTGCCCCAGTAGAAGTTAATAAAAACTTAGGGTTATTGATATAAGTTTTAACATTAACTTTAAATGTTTTTTTAAGTATGCGATCTTCTCTGTCCCCTACCTCGGAAGCTGCCCCCTCAATTGAATCTGCCTCCTCCAAGAAGGCTACAACTAAATCGTGATTTTCAATAACTAAATCAGCATTAGGATTAAATTTTAATCTAACTTGTTCTGTTAGCTGATCTAGATCTTCTCTGTATTTGCACCAAAGGTTAACACTATATGTAATATCCACTGGAACTGGTGCGATACTTAGAACTCTAGTAGCTCTGTTCTTTTCTCTGTCGTACATTACTTCATGTACTAGATGTGATTTATACCTACCTCTAGATGGATCTGTTTGAGAGCTATCTTGTGATATTGATATTATTGGAAGTATGATATTAGTTTCTTGTTTTAAACTAGCAACAACTCTTTCAGGATTTGCAAAAATACATCTAACTTCTATAACTTTTGCTTCTGAATCTACACAAACTAAATCAGAAAAATGGTTTATTATTGATCGTAACAGTTGCTTATACAAACCAGAAATCCTTGATTCCTGCTTTGTCATTCTCATTATCTCGGCTCGGATATAAGCTTCCCTAGTCTTATAGGAGGAGCTTCTACTTTTGATAGAATCAAAATCAAGAGTAGAATCAAGAATCTCGGAGTTAATATAAACTGGCACTATTCCTGATGTCATCTGTTATCATACCCACCTAAAGGATCAGATACATCTTTTAAAGGAGTATCTTGAATTTGAGTAGAATCACGAAGAATTCTAGCATGGCAAACTAAATGATAAATTCCATAAGCTTCAAAGGAATCTTCATTCACTTGAAAAATTTCATACTTTTGATCCTGGAAAAAAGGCTTAATAATATCTCCAGGAATCAAAGGTCTTCCTAATTTTTTTTGAATGTAAGATTTATTAAATGTAAATAATTGATCGTTTTGAATTTCTATTCCAAAATTTGTTAAAGATTGATCTAAGGTTGTAGGTTCATAATGCCCGTGTACAATTATTGGAATTTTTGATACAGGTTTATTTCTCGCTTCCATATAAACAGGATCATAATCCTCAGTTTGATTGTATTTGAATAAATACATTTTACTTCCTGAGAGTTTTATAATTTCATCATCCACTAAATTAAATAAATTAATATCAGGATTATTCTGATCAAATAGGTTTAATTCTGATTCTCCCTGATCAATATCAGGAATCTCAGGCATTTTAGTAGTGATATGGAAATTTTTTGAAATATCTTTCATTTATTAACAATTCCACTTACGAAGTGCTTTGTTTATTCTGCTATTAGGATCCTTAGCAGTTTTAGCTGAAGTTAATCTCTTCTTCATGCCCCCCATTCTTGCACAGAATGACTTGCGTCTATTAGCCGCTTTAGAGCCCTTTTTAAGTTTAGAAGGCTTGGTAGTAACAGCCATGGAAAGTTTTGAGCCTGGATTAGCTGCTCTGTAAGAAGCTATACCTTTTCTATTCAATCCACCTTTAGGATCTTTACCCTCACTTCTTTGCCAAGCTGGACTAGCTTCTGTAATTGACATAAATATATTAATATATGATTCCGTTATTGGAACACAATTAGGAACCATTTTTCCATTTTTCTTTTTCATACCTTTTGCTTTATATCCTTTCCAACAAGCTTCTTGAATTTTTTTCTTTTTGAATGTAGCAACATTGGTTGGTTTTGGGCCAGTATTTCCTGCTGCTCTTTTTCTTTTTACCGCAGATCTTCTTTGGGATTTAGACATAGAATGAGCTTTAGCAAGAGGAACACACTTAGGATATCCTTTGCGCTTCTCACCTTTTTGTCTTCCGCATGGTTTGAATCCCCCACCTTTTTTAGGTGCTCCAATGTCAACCCATTTTTCAGCAACCCACTTTCTAAGATCTTCGTTTATGTTCACTTCTTCTTTCCTCCTGGCTTAACTTTGCCTGAACAGACAGCAGAGGCGTACATATTGGCATAAGCGGATGGGTAAACATCGAATTTTCTTTTCGCAGCAGATTTCCCTTTTGCACAAAGTTTACCTTCTTTGATTGATTTTCTAGCTTTGGATAAAGCGATAGCAACTGCTTGTTTTTGAGCAGCCTTACTTCCTTTTGGAGTGCTAGTTCCAATCTTTCCTTTTTTCTTATAAGCGTGCATCAGTTCTTTGATGTTTGAACTTACAGTTTTTTGGCTTGATCCTGATTTTAATGGCATAAAGACTCCTTAGTACATTGTAAATGTTGGAGGTTCTTCAATTTCACTTCTTAAGTCCTCCTCAAGCTGTTTTATTTCTTGCACACTGGCTTGACTCAATGCGGCCCCATTTAAAGAAGCACCACCGCCTGGGGAAGGCAACGAGCTATACTTACCACGAATCTCTCCTAGAATTCCTTTGGCTATAGCCAAAGCATACTTTTGGATCCAGTTTCTATATGCTGGATGTATGGTGTTTGAATCCACGGCTCTGTACTCTAAAATTACTCTCTCATTATTAACAGAAGGCACAGGGTATAGTTGAAGTATTTTTCCATTAACTAAATCAAAAGCACCTTCTTGACCTAAAACTTTTCTTGCAAGTTCCAGATGTTGTTGTAATAAGAAGAAATCCCCAAGTCTGAAATCTCCATGAATAAAGTTGTCTTGGAAATATTTTATAAAGAAATCATATTCCAAATCATGGGCTGCTTGGTTAATTGTTAATAGAGTTTTTCTATAGTTTACATAGCTTAAGTTATGAGCTATATGAGCAGGAAGTTCATACTGATTAATTCCTGCTGAAGCGTCAAATGCTGCAAACTGACGATTCCAAAAAGGTGCATGGTACGAGAACTTACTAATTGATTCCTCTATCGCACTCTTTAATTGAAAAGCAGTTAGTTCTACTCTAACGACAGGGTGACCCAATCTAGCTAACACATAATCCCTAACAGAAAGTTCAAAATTATTAAATTCTACTCCATCAACCAGAGTTAAAGTATTAAGATTGTCTAACTTTATTTCTCCGTCAGGAATAGTATCGGTTAATAAAGTTCCCCCATACTTACCAAAAGTATCCCCATAACTTAATATTCTTGGTTTAGCTATTATTGAGAGACTCATTTATATCTTCCTTTTGTTTCTTTATCTTTTTGGGGGCTTCAGGTTCCTCTTTTAATTCTAAGTATTTTGATTCTACAATATGAGACGATAAAAACTCTTCGTCAGGTCGAATCTCAACTATTGAATTATTTATATAAAGAAGTAAATTCCATCTGCACTTGGATCTATATTTAAACATGAAAAGTCCTATATTATATAGGTAAATGAAAAGGGGCTAGAGATTATTTTTCTCTAGCCCCCAAACATTAGTTTTTAACTAATTATCAGATTGCAGTTCCTAAGAAGCTGTTATTCTTAGAACCATTCACGAAGAGGTACTGTGAAGTTGATCCAATCAGTCTGATGATTCTGTAGAATCTTGAGCTAGGCTCAACTTGGACCTTACCGTATCTGGTTAAGATGCCTTTTCTGGGCTGGAAGGTCTGAGGATCAGTGATGGTGGGTAATTGTTGGAGTGGGATGTATGGAGCATAGATAAATCCAGCGTCCATAGCATTAGCTCCCTTATAGCCAACCATGATCTCGTCATCGGGATACATTGGGTCAACATAAAGGTCATAGCGTCCCATGAACTTGCCCTTGAAGCTAATACCAGCATTGCCAATATTGGTTGGGCCGTCTTCTCTTGCAACTCCACCTTCGAGCTTGGCAGCACTCTCTAGGAGTGAAGCAACTAGGGGTGAAGTGAGTAGCCAGCTACCAGGGCCTCTTAAGGTTGTCTTATAGATATCCTGTGAAGCTAGGTTAATCACTGCTAAGAGGTTAGCGTAAACTTCACCAACATGGCGGGGGCTTAAACCTACACCTGGGTTAGTTAGATCGCAAACAAACACATTTGAGATTCTGTTTGCTGATCCAGGAACTGATGTTGGTAAGTTGTATGCGAATGCGCTTGGAGTGAAGGTTCCAGTTGCAGCAGTGGTTGGGTTTGCTAAACCTTCGAAATCACCTAAGGTTAGGTAATCGCTATCCATGTTCTTAAGTGATGCTCCACCTAATTGAGCGATAGTGTTGGTTCTTGTGAATCCGTATGCAATCATACGGAGATCTTCGATTAGCTCGCGGTCAATCTCAAGTTGGAGTTCCTTGGAGAGTAGAGTGGTTAACTCCTGCTCTAGATCAAGGTTGTGGTAAGCCTTGAGATCTTGTGAAGCCTCAAGGGTCCACAAGGCTCTCATCTTACGGGTTCTTGAGACAACAGCTTCCTGCTCAATGTGAATGCTGAGTTCAGGGATACCAGCACCAGAGAGAGCTTCACCAGCACTTACAACCCAACCCATTGTTGCATTAGCATTTGGGAAAGCAGCAATCTTACCACCCATGGTTGAGCTAGGCCAACCATAGCCTGAAGCGTTAGCTGATCCAAATCCTGAGAAGTTTAAAACATTGCTAACATCAAAACCAGTAGCAGCAGCATCACCATCAAGGCCGTTAGTTGATCCTCCAGCAAAAGTTCCTTTTCCACCAGATGTACCAGAAATTGAACCTATTCCTGAGGTGAAGTTACCATAAGGAGTAAGGTTGAACTTGCTGTACATGGTCTGGTAAGTTGCACCATATCTACGAGTGTGTCCTAGGTAGAAGACTTGAGAAACTGGACCTTGCATTGGTTGCACACCAACGAAGTTAGAGGCTATCAGTTCAGGATAGACTCTACGAACGAGTGGGAATGCAAACTTGGCAAAGGTTCCAAGGTTACCTACTTGTGTGGGAGCATCTTCGTTGACTCTCTGCTCAACGATTGCTTTGGCTTGGTTTTCGAGAAGTTGGGCTGTAACTCTCTTGGCATAATCAGTCTTAATGCCTTCGAGGACAGGTCCCCACTTCTGTACTAATTGATCGTCATGTACATACATTGAATCCATAAGCATTTATTCCTTAGTTTTTGGCTTGAAAAGGCATTAATCTCATCATTGCCTCTGATAAGAATGTGTTATTCACATCATTCTTTTCTTTAACTTCACGATTAGCTTCAGAAATCATTACAGCTTTTTCAGATGAAGCGAAAGGCTCATCTATTGTCGCTTGTAAGTTTTCTACTTCCTCCGCTAAACGCATATTCCCTTTCTTGAGCTTCTTATTTTCTGACTCAGAAAGGTTTACTTTATTTGTTAAAACTTTAACAGTATTCTGCAACTTTTCGTTTTCTTCTATTAGTTTTGATAGTTGCTGGGCTAAAACTGTGTTTTCTTCATCAAGCTCCTTTTGAGAGTTCTTCATCTCACTGACTAAATTATTTTCGTCAGCAGAGGTCATCTCTAGAGCCATTAAAGTTCTAACTGATTCGAATAGACGAGCATTACGATAAACTTCATTCTCTTCTGAGAGTTCGTTTAGTGCGTGCTGCTTTAATTCATCTATTTTTGTTCTTAAATAAGCATTAACTTTAGCTTCAAGCAAACTAACTCTTTGCTCAACTTGCTCGTTAATTGTAGAATCGACTAATTCAAAAATCTTTTCTACCGTTGATTCGTCCAAACCTTCAGGAAGAAGGTTTACAATATTAGTTAATTTCTTTTGCATAAGTCTTGATCCTTTATGTAGATACTATATATTTTAGCTATTTTTAATTTTTTTTAAAAAATGTGCTAGTTCACATTTTTAAATAAATTTATATAAGATAATCTCATCTCTTGCATTAAAGTTCCTTGGTAGGAATTAATTCTATGAGCATATTCCATAGCTTTTCTCAAAGGAATCCCTACTTTTTTATCAAAATTTTTGTTAGAACTAGTTAAAGCTGCCCCTCTAAGATTTTTTTTCATATCTGCTTTCATTTTTTGGTTTCCAAGAACTTCTCCCGTTTTGGAGTACGCCGCTCTTCTAACATCTGCGCTAGAGGCATTGGGATTGTTTTTTCTTTGAGATTTAAGTGCCGCTGCTGCTTTACTCCTAGCTTTAAGATCTAAATTTCCTAAAGTTTCCGCTCTAGCGGTTCGCTTCATGCTACGGCCAACATCTTTCATATAATCATATGCTTGCTGTGGTGTTACATTAGGTGCGGTGGCTTGAGCTTGGTTTGGAAGTGGGGGAGGAGTGGTTGGAAGTGGGGGAGGAGTGGCCTGACTCTTAGATTTACGCTCTTGATTAGCTTGTCTCCAGGACGCTAATCTTTCCGCTGTAGTGCCGCCAGAACCCCCCTCATATCTTCCTGATAAAGGGTTCCATTTTCCTAATACTTTTCCATAAGCTTCTTTTGGTTTCTCGGAAGATAAAGCTCCAATGCCTCTACCCACCTTACCTCCTAATCTAGTTCTACCTAAGGCAGCTAACCCCCTACCTAAAGCGGCAATGAACTCATCAACTCTCTGCTCTTCATCTAAACGCAGACTTTGTAATTTTTGAGAATAATTAGCCATCAGTCGTTCTCCATCATTTCGTGTTCTTTTTCTTCAGCAGACTTTAATTTTTGTAAAGTCTTCTTAGTAGATGCTGCCATCTTGCTATGCTTCTTTTCGTCCTTAGAAAACTTTGAAACATCAGCATTCTTAGAGTCCTGCTTCTTTACAGCTTTGTTTAATTTTGTTAGAGAAGTTCCAGCTTTCTTAGCCATCTTAGCGTGGGAAATCTCTGCCTTAGCTAACTTAAGTAACTCTTTAGCGGAGGGTTTTGAAGTTACTTTCATCTCATTTGTTTGCTTTGAACGAAGCATTTTGAAATCAGCAGAATCAAGTTTTCCATTCTTGTTTACATCTAACTTATGCTGCTTACCTTTTAATTTCTTTGAGCCTTTATGCTTCATCTCATGCATGAAGTTTTCATATCCTTCATTAAACTTTTGCTTTAATAAGGTTACAAAGTTCTCTTCTTTTTGAAGCTTAGTTGTTGATTCATTTACAAAAGATCTAGTCTTGGATTCTGACAAGGCTGGATAAGCTCCTCTTGTTGAAGGATCAGCAACCAAATCAAATGTTATAAGATTGAAGTCTTCGTTCACTATCTTATGTCCTTTGGAGTCTTCAGATAAAGTACCCATTCCTCTAGAAGAAATTCCAATCTTCACACCTCCATTAATTAAAGCTTTAGCAGTAAGCCCTGCTGGGGTGTTTAGTATTTCAGCTTCACCAAAAACTTCATTGCCTTTCATGTACAATTTGGTAATTAGGTGTGAAGCATTTGAAAGTTTTACTGAATCATTTTGTGGGTGATCTAACTCTCCACAAAGTCTTCTTTCAGATATCATTGATTGAAGCTTATCAACTTGTTTTGTTAAAACAGGAGTTGGGTAAACTCTACCATTGTTATTTGATTCTTCCGCTCTTTGGAAAATACCACGAACTTTCATGGTCTTATTTCCAGTGCTCTCCTGAAGAACTTCTAAATTTTCAATAATAAAAACATCTGTTAATAACATCTTACTTTACTCCAAATTTTTTCCGTAGGCTTCTACTTCCGTATTTTGAAGCCAAAGTTTTAGAAGCTCCTTTTGGAGCATATCTTAATCTTGTTCTTACTGCGTGTTTTTTAATTGAATCAAAATTAGCTGAAGGGGTAGCACTTCCTGGAGTGAACCCCTTCGCAACTTTGCCATGTCCGCTTTTCTTGCCCCATTTAGCTTTTGTGATAACATACAATCTATTAGAAGCAGTTGTGGTAAAGATATCTCCATAAGTTCCCTGGTTCAAGGCTTGGGAAATGGATCCATAAGTTTTTGCCCTAGTTTTTGTAGGGTTCGAAACTTTCTTATCTTTTCCAAACTTTTCTTCACGAAGAAAGTCTATTATGTCACTTAAGTTCATTTTTTATTTTTTTTAAATGCGAGCTTGAAAGCTTCTGATCTTGTTTTTGGTTTAACGATTTTTTTTGGCCCAGCCAAGTTAACACCGATAGATCCAGCAGTAGTCATTTCCGATAGAAGATTTTTTACATCCCTCAAAAGAGAAATTAGTTCGTCTACTTTCTCTTCATTGAGAAGTTGAACAGGTTGAACTTGCGTTGATTCCTGAATCACTTTCTTTGAAACTTTATTTTCTGGCCTTTGAGGAGTATACTTATTCCCCAGAACCTGTTTCATAAAATCATCTGGAACTTGTACTTTTGAGATATCTCGTTGCTCAAATACTGGAGCTTTTGGAGTCTGAACAGGAGCACTCTTATTTTGAGGCTTAACTGCTCCAGACTCCATTAGCTTCTCTGCGAAATCACCAATGGTCATTCCGGCATTTCTAAGTTGATTAAAATCGCTCATAAGCTATCAGCAGCTTTTGGGCATCTTACCTTTTTTAGAAGCAGCCTTATAACCGGGATCCATTCCCTTCATTGCCTTCATTTTCTTTGAAGCCTTCTTGCCGTAAGCTTCTTCGACAACTTCTTCTTCGTCACACTCTTCCTCTTCTGATTCTTCTTCAGTGAGTTCTTCTTCATCTGTTTCTTCTTCGCTAATAAACTCATCACCCTCTTCATCAGACTCTTCGTCTTGGAGGAGAACTGTTTGAATAGCTTCTGCAATAACTTGATCAAGATCCAACTCGCTTTCGTTTATTTGGTCGAGTCTATCGAGAACATGAGCAACTATTTCTAAGTGCTCAACAACTCTCTCAGCGTCGATGGGAGCCTCTAACATTGAAGTGCAAAGAGGGCAAACATGAGCCTCTTCCTGCTCCTCTGTTCCTTCCTCTTGTGATTCCTCTTCAGTTGACTCGTTAACCATATCGGCTGACTCTGGGGCGGGGGAGTCGATACCAGCCTTACCCCAGAAGGCTGATTCTAACAGCATACGACGATAATCATCGTTAAGTTTGATGTGATTCATAAATAATCTCCAAATAAAGTTTTTTAAACTCTAAAAATATGTAGGCAGGATTTTAAAATAATACAATTTTTTTATTTTTTTATCCCCCTGCCCGTGTCCTTTTTGCTCCAGCTTGAGCAACATGGTTGCAAGACATTGAATCCCCTTCCCTGTGAATAGGAATTCCTTTAGCTCTAACCGATCCACTACCAGTAGACGCTATTTTTAAGTTATGTTTATTATCTCCTTTTTTGTGGTTTTGATATACACTTCCCACAATAGCTACAGGAGAGCCTTCTACTCTAACAGAATCTATTCCATTTAAAATTTGTGGATAAGTTGGACTATAGTTAGGGGCAAAACCTAAATCATTAATTCTCATTATATTTGGCATATCATCCTCTTAATGGTCTCTGATTACTTCTTATGATAAGTCTAGGCTGCTCTGTCCTAGTAGGAGGCTGAACATAATAACCTGTGTTAGTAGCTTTAATTTGAGTGTAAGTGTCCTCTGTGGCGGTGGACCTTCTGCTTTTCAAAGCTGTTTTAAATATGTAGGGATCCCCAGAGTATTTTGTTACAGAATATACTGCTGCTCCAAATACTCCTTGTTTAATTTGATTATAGGTTTCTTCCCCAAGGTCAGTTGCAAATTGATTAAACTGGGAGAAATTCATTCGTGAGAACAGGTCAAAGGTAGTTAACCCCCTATCTAAAACATAATTATTATTTAATTCATTAACTATCTCGTAAGATATTCTTAGCCCAGTTTTCTTCCTAGGAGTTGGCTGACCATTTTTATACCCAGTCTTAAATATTGGATTATCTTTATTAAAAATTATCTTTCTACTTTCAAAATCGTACTCATCAAAAACATTCTTTTCTGGATAGTTTAAATTTATATCCATAAAAGAACTTGCTCTTCCTAGCGGATTATAAATATCTCTATTTACAGATAAAATATAATTTAAAGATCTTTGAACTATAGAGGTGTTAAAAGTCTCTATTTTAGATCTTGAAAGCAGACTATTTAATTCATTCTTATCTGTAGGGAATACTAAGATATACCAAGGAAGCTGTCTTACTAAGATTGGAACTTGTTTATTAGTTTTTCTAGCATGGCCGTCAAACCTAATATCATCTTGTGAAAGAGTAATAGCACTACTTTGTAACATATGATCAATCATCATATCATCATATTGAATATGGAAAACTTTATGATTAAGTTTAAATTTAACATATTCATTAATTGCTGATACATCTGCATCTGTTACGGTTGGCATTAAATCATACTTAGCCACAGTAGCATCTAAGTAAGGTGTTTTCCTAGAAGTATTAATTGTAGAAGTATTAAGTTTTAAGAAATACACATCTTGTCTCAATGCACTGAGATCCGAAGTAAACTCAACCATACTAGAGTAGCTACTAGATGCAGAAATAGTTACATAAGGATTTCCATTTAATAGATCTAGAGCTACTGCCTTATCGAATGCGGTAATTGTATAAGCATGATCTTTTTCTGTTCTTAGATACAGTCTTCTTGAGGTAGATCCACTTCCTAATGTAACATAATCACCATCAGAAATTCGTAATCCTGCTCTACCTATAACTATATCATTATCATTAATAAATACTTTTCTTTCTTCTCCGTCTACGAAAAGAGGGAGAGCTTTTTCAACATCTGTTGCTAATACTTTGTACAGAGGGACTAAAGCTGCATTTCTACTTCCTGGATCTTCGTTTGGATCCAAAGGAATCATCTTTTTCTCTAAATACGCAAAAGCTTTTAATATGTTTAAATCTTTATTTTGTGTTTTTCTTGGTATGACTATCTTTAAATCTTCTTGTGCCGCAAGTCTTCTGTAATATACAGGGTCAATTGAATCCATTTCTCCAGTTAGAAGTTTTGATTTAATTACTCTAATAAAAATCTTATAATCAATTTCTTTAGAATCCCACCTCTTAATTAGTTTAAGAGTTTCTAAGAATTCTCTATTAAGACTTTTTTCTATATTAATATCTGTAATATCAGAAATTGGTTTAGTATCCCAATTAGAAGACCTATTGCTATTCTCTAAAACATATAGAATACTTTTATGGATCCTCGGTGCTAAAATATCAGTATAATATCCAGGATTATCCACAATGTTCCCCTCGAAAGATCTGGGATTTCTAAATAGGAATGATGTATCAGGATCTTGATTTAATGCTAAAGTATCAGGACCAACAGATTCAGTAAGAACTAATTGACCATATGGATCTTGGTACGGATCATTTGGATTAACTTCTGTAGCATCAAAAGGAATTCCTGAATCCGGCTCGGGACTATTATCATCTTCAGAAGGCCCTGTAAAAATTTCAGGTGTTTGAGGTCCTGAAATACAAGGACTCACTTCTTGGAAACAAACATTATTTAAGCAAGCGTTATTGTTGTTAATTGAGTATGTAACATAAGGAGGAGTTGGAGGGGGGAAGGACCCGTCTGGATTTTGTGTTACTACTTCTTGAATACACTTTGCTTCTTTTATCAGATAGCATTTACAATCAAATTGTCCGCTATTTGGGTTTTGGCAGTTAACATAACGAGGGGGTACGGGAGCTTGTTTAACACACTTGTTATAAACTCTAGTTACTATTGGAGGATCTGTGTTATTATCATTGGAAGGAAGTTGACTTGCTCCGTTATTAAATACCCTTCTGTCTTTAGTTCTTCTTATTTTTGGAAATACTCTAGCTATTGGATCTAAAGTTGGGAAACCATTTCCAGGACTTGTTCCCCCGCCTGTTCCAGGAATTCTTAAAACTAATCCACCTGGAGTAGTTGACCCGTCTGTTTTAGTCTTAGTAAATGGAGGTGTTGTGGAACCCCCACCGTTATTATTACCCCCACCATTAGGTTCCGTAGATGTTGGAGAACCTGGGGTATTTAAATCACCAATAGGAGTAGGATAATCACACTCACAAGGTGTATACAAAGGAGTACAAGCCGCTAAACAATCTGCCATTGTTAGGTACTCATTATTTGTAGGAGAAACAAAATAATTACTACCTACTGGAACTTGCACTGTTACTGATTTACAATTTCTATCCCCTAAATAAGTTTTAAAACAAGTTGTTCCTGTTGGAGCATTAGGGGGAATTGGGCAAGCAACATCAAAAGGTGTTACTGGCCCTTGAACTGGTTCACAGCGATAGAAAGTAAATGCATATGTATTTGAAGGATTTCTAACACCAGTGCTTGGTCCTGTAGGCACTCCACCACCATTTCTTCTAGTAAGTCCCCCTGCTGCACCGCTCTGTGGGCCTGGGGTTATTCCTCCTCCTGGACCTCCTCCTCCTCCTGTTGGGGTAAGACCTCTTGCTCCAGATGAAGGTCCAGTGGGGGTTATTCCTCCACCACCTCCTCCCCCTGCGGGGGTAAGACCTCTTGCTCCAGATGAAGGTCCAGTAGGGGTTATTCCTCCTCCTCCACCTCCTCCGTTTGGAGGTCTTTGGAGAGGTCCTCCAGGAGTAGTAGAATCACCAACCCCGGTAACATCACAATCCTGAGTAATAGTAGGTTGACAAAAAACCTGATCTATTTCACATTCACCTTTTGTTGGATATTCGCCTTGTCCATAATCAACTGGACCTACGGGGCATTCAACAATTCTAACCGCAGAAGTGCAAAGTCTTGTCTGTAATGGATAACATAAACATACCCCTCCTGGACCTGGACATGGATAAGGTATTCCTGGAATGTTTAGCAAACTACACTTCCAATAAGTATACGAACACTGTTCTGGTGTGGCAGAAGTTCCAGTTCCAATATCTGTTTGGTTATCAGGAATGCAATTAACTCTAATTTCATTAGGACAATTTGCCTGACAAGCAGCATCACTGGGATACATTCCATAACTAGCTGGATCTGGAGGAGTTTGCCCATAATACCTAATTAATTTAGGACTACAAGTTCCTACAGAAGTTACCTCACAATAACAATTTAAATTATTTGGGAATGGGCAAGGTGGAACGCATCCTGGAGGAGGCCAATTAGGAGGAGGATTACATAAATATCTAGTTCCTGGAGCTTGATTTTGCTTGCACTCGTAAAATATAGTATATTTAGGACCTTGTGGATCTGTGGCCGAACTAGGATCAAGGGTCCCTGGACCTGGAGTACTAGGATCTCCTGGATCGGGGGGAGTAGTATTACAATCTACATCATACTCATTTGGACAATTAGCTAAACACTCATCTTTAGTTCTATACTCATTAGGTCCAAATATATAAGGTTCATCACAAGGAATTACTTCTGTTCGGTCAGCACAAACACCTTGAGAATTATAAATGCATTTACAAAGTTGACCATTTATAACACAGGGTAAAATTAAAGCTGGATTATAAGAAACAGAATAACAAGTCCAAACTTGTACTGTGGTTTCACACGGATCTTTTGGATCGGGGTCATATGGTTCTGGACCAGGGAAATCGTTCCTTGGGTCAGTTCTATCTGGATCCCAAGGATCGTGACGATCTCCTCCATCAGGTGGGTCGCTTGGGCGACCTGACCCCGGTCCGAAAGTACCGCAATCAAAGGTTGGTTTCGTTGCCATTCAAAATTAACCACCTTGTAGTGTGATGGTTGGACTATCTGAATTTAAATTTACATAATGGAAATCTCCTGCTCCTGCTCTTGGTATTGCTACAAATTTCCACTTAACTGTTGGGTAAGTACAAATACCTAAACGAACATTCCCTGTAAATCCAGAATTTCCACTTTGAGCAGTAGTATCTGAAGTTAGAATATCTCTAACCATAACTAGGAAATTAGAAAATCTAGCACTTTCTCTATCTTCATTAGGTAGAGGAACTATTGGCCCATTATCCCAGAAAGATCTTCCATTAAATCCAACATAAATTGTGAATTCATTGTACCCTTTTTCTACCCAAACTCCAGTATATGCAGCCAATTCGGGGGACAATCCTCTTTCAGTTCTTAATATTGAATTTACTAATTCAACATCTACATGATAATCAATCATCCATTGAGGTCTTACAAACTTTATTTTTTTAGAAATATAATAAAATCCTACTTTGTAAGTATTTCCAGCACCTTGGCCTTCAATAACATTTTCAAACTTATTTATCCAATCATTAGACAACCAAGTTGGGGTAGTTCCCTCTACCGCTGGTAAAACTTTTTTAGATGATGATCCAGCTTTCACAAAACCATCTCCAGTGCTTGTTTGAGCATTTACAACAGCATTTATTCTATCGTTAGGATAGTAACCTTTTTCAGAGAAATTTCCTAATTTACACCATTCAGCCAGATCCCAATCTGGTCTTGCTGGAATATTAAAAGGTACAGTAGCTACATCCCCATACCCGTATTTTGATTGTATATAATTCTTTATATATGAAATAGAGTCATTATTAGTATCTGAATCAGATGCAAATTTAGTCTTATAGAACTTTAAAAGAACTGCTTCTGGTCCAAAGTTATATCCACCAAAGATATACCCTGTAGCAGCAACTCTAGGAGATGTTGCAAAATTAGTTGAGCCTGAATCATTTTGGTCATTAATTATTTCATTAATTTTGGCTTCAACATAATTAGTCATCTTCCACATTTCAGCGTCTAATTGAGATCTTCCAACCGCAGGATTAGCTAAGGATAATTGTGGAACCGCAGCAGCTAAACCAGCACGCTCATTATAAGTTAATTCAGCCGTTCTAAAGAATGGACGAATATCAATAATATCTTCTGTGTCAATAACTTCAGATCCTGCTATAGTTGTTGGAACTCTTCTAACATAAACATATGCAACAGGAAGAATACTTTGACCTACTAATTCAATAGCATTATCTTCTAGTTCGTTGCATAATAATGGTGATAGGTTTAGTAAATCTTCAGGAGAGGGGAAAGATCCTTTTATATCTTGGCTCAACTCATTCCCAACAGAAGAAGCAAATCCAACATTAGCTGCAACAGTATCTGCCGCATGAGCTTGAATCATTGGATTACCATTACTGTCTAATGTTGTAGTAGTTGGTCTAGTTGTTGTTCTTTGGAAACTTGGGCCAATTCCTGCACCTCTAACAATTCCTAATGCAGGAGCAGTTAGAGTGTTCACTGCTCCATTTTTTAGAACTAAGGTTGAAGACGCATCAACAGGTTTTGAATAAATAAATACTAAGTCTATTCTACTTGCTGCTGTTTGATAAACTTTGGCTCCATTTTCATCTGTATAGTAGAAATCTTGATCATTGAATTCAGGAACTTCTACAGTCAATTCTGTTGGAATATCTACTATTGCAGTTCTAGCAACACCTCTCCATCTCTTAATAAACTCACTTTCTAATAAAGGTAAAGTTGAGTATCCTATAGACTGGTTTCCTTCTGGATAACTTGAGATAAGAGAGTAGTAAGTATCCCCCGTAGAAACTGACATAGCCCAAGGAAGGATGGCTTCGGAATATAAGAAAGGTCCTAAAGATCCAGCGTTTACTCCTGTGTAGGATAAGGCATCTGTTATTAGTCCACCATATTCTGAAGGACGATTTACTTCTCTTATAGCCCAAGTAAAAGCCCTCTCTGTTAATCCGTTTAGATTTTGTGCATAAGAAGCAGTTGTTTGTTTAAGTGTTAATAATGTTGCATTTAAAGCTTGATTGAAAACATCAGTAGAAGTATTTATTCCATATGCTTTATAAAGATCAGTATCATCCAAAGCTTCCCCAGCGAGCTTAGTTAAATATGCAAGAGGGTTTGATCCTATATCATTTATTCTAGCTGTGAATCTTCCGGGTTTAACTCTAACAACTCTGTCACCACCAGTGGCATATGGTCTAAGTTCATCAAAATCTTTTCTTTTAATTTCTAATGATTCATTATTAGACCTTTCCCCGCTTATTGTACGGAGTTGATCTCTCAACCATAAACAGTTTTCTTGTAATTGTTTTAATGGAAGGTTATCTACTTCAAAATAGTATGGATCATTAGCTTTAAAATATCTAATAGGTTCAATAAATCTATATTGACTGTCTGCAAAAGTATAGTTAGCCATAATTAGCTCTTGCTCCTTAAATCAAAATTTCTAGTTGGCACTGGTCCCACATAGTCTCCAGGGTTCATATCACTATATGATTGAGTTGTTCCTGGAGCATAGATAGTTACTCTTCTTGGTCTTCCTGAAGATCCTAAAGATAAGTTTCTAGCATTTTGGAATGCATAAGATGCTGATTCATCTAGAATAACTTGGGATGGATTGTCTTTTAAGAACTCTATACAATAATAGAATCCTGATGGGTGTAATGTGTCAGGTACACCATCACCGTTAGTGTCTCTACTAAGTTTCATTAGTTGAGGGAATAAAGCACTAACTGTTCCTGTTAAGCTTATTGCTGATAATGGTGCAGACATATTATACCCTTGAGCAAACACTTGATAAGCTGCTCCTAAACCAGAAACAGTTTCTCCTGGTGCTCCACTTACATTCCACGATTTTAATCCGTATGCATAACCACTTACATCATGTTGTAAATAATCAACAGCGGAATCAGGACTAAAGTAAAGTCTAAATAGACCAGCATTTCTATAGAAAGTATTAGAGCTTGTTCCATATTGAATTCCAGTTGTTGTAATTCCAGATATGGCAAGACCAGCATAATTTACTATTGAAGAAACTAT